AAGAGTCGGAGTGGATTGAAGTAGGTGCGTGGGTGTACAAAAACTTTGATATGATTTCTGGAATTTCCTTTTTACCTTATTCAGATCATTCATATAAACAAGCACCTTATCAAGAATGTTCGGAAAATGAATATTTACAAGCACTTGACAAAATGCCCAAAGATATTGATTGGAATGAATTATCTAAGTACGAAATAGAAGATAACACTAGAGGATCACAAGAATATGCTTGCACAGGGGATAAGTGCGAAGTTGTTGATCTTAAATAGGAGTTAACATGGATTTAGACGAAGATGAGATTGTAAAGAGATTTGGTTGTGCGGAGTGTGGACATTCATTTGCTATGGAATGTGAGGACGAAGAAATGACACCAAGATTTTGTCCATTTTGTGCAGCTCCAGTTTATGTTAGGGATGTTGAAGAAGAAGATGAAATTGATATTGATGATGAAGATTGGCCAACTGGATATTAATGACAAATAAATCGAAAACAAAAGGTAAAGGATGGGAAAGAGATATATGTAATTTTTTATCCGAAATGTACCATGACTCTTTTATAAGAGTACCTAATAGTGGTGCGTTTGTTGGTGGAAAGAATGAATTTAGAAAAGAACATCTATCACTAGAACAAATAAAGTTGTCTAGGGGTGATATTATTCCCCCATTACATTATCCTTATTTTCTTGCGGAATGTAAAAATTATGCAGAGTTTCCTTTTCATTTATTAATATCTAAGAATACTATTGCGTTATTAGATACTTGGATAAAACAAGTAGAACATGATGTTACATCCCCAAAAGATGTATGGTTATTGTTTATCAAGATTACCAGAAAAGGTAACTATATACTATATGATACAAACTTGTTAGGTGATAAGTTATTCCCATTGGAATATGGTGTTAAGTATAGAAATTATTGGTTTTGTGAAATGAACTATTTTTTTAGTTGTTTTAAAGATGAATTACAAATGAGGTGGAAGGGTGCCGATTCTAACGTATAATTTTAAAAACTCAGTTACACCAGATAATTGTAAATATATTATAGATTATTGTGAATCAAATTATGAATTGAAAAATGCACGAATGGGTAAGGAGTGGGAAACAAGTATAGATAATCCCAAAGAAAGAATAACTAAGGTTGCGTTTATTGATGGTACAACTGAAAAGGATGAAGATATTCGTAAATTGATGCATGGTTTCATTTTAGAAGCAAATGATGAATTCTTTAATTATGATGTAAGATTTTTTGAAACAATACAATTTGCAAGATATGAAGGTGGTGGTCATTATAACTGGCATCAAGACTATTTTGAAGAAATGATTAGGAAAGATTATCCTAGATGTAGAAAATTATCTGCAACATTAAATTTAACTCCTTATAATGAAACTGGTGGACACTTGGAGTTTTTTAATGGTTTTAATGAGACAGAGGAAGAACATCTTAGGAAGTTAAATGGTATTGGAACTGCAATAGTGTTTGACAGTCGAGAATGGCATAGGGTTACACCGATAGATGATGGTATTAGATATTCTTTAGTATGTTGGTCGCAGGGGCCACATTTTAAGTGAAAGGTGAATGAATGATTAATATTGCATTAAATGGTTTTGGTAGGATTGGAAGGAACTTAGTAAGAAAGTTAATAAAAGACAATAGATATAATATCGTTGGTATTAATGCAAAGTCAACAACCGAAGTAAGAACTCATCTATTCAAATATGATTCTATTCATGGACATTTTGACGGTGATATTTCTTATGAGTTGGATAACATGATTCTTGATGGTCATTCAATACCACAGTTTGATAGAAGAACACCTTCTAAATTGCCGTGGGGTGAGTTAGATGTTGATTTTGTTATAGACTGTACTGGTAAATTTACAGATTATCATTCATTAAATGGACATATAGAAGCTGGTGCGAAGAATGTTATCGTAACATCGCCCGCAAAAGACGTAGATGCAACATTAGTATATGGAGTAAACGAAACAGATTATAAAGTAAAAGAACATAATGTTATTTCTGCATCATCTTGTACGACTACTTGTTTGACCCCATTGTTAAAAGTATTACAAAACAATTATGGTATTAAACACGGTTTTGTTACTACGATACATTCTTTTACATTAGGACAAACATTACTGGATTCATCCCATCCAGATTTAAGACGTTCAAGAGCTGCAACTTTGTCAATGATACCTACATCTACTGGTGCGGCTAGAAATGTCGGAGTTGTACTACCAGAGTTAGAAGGTAAGTTAGATGGTCAAGCAATTAGAGTACCAGTTCCAAATGTTTCACTTTTGGATATGACAGTAGAAGTGCAAACAGATACAAGTGTTGAAGAACTACATGAACTTTTTATTAAAGAAGGTAAAGGTAAGATGAAAGGTATTATTGATGTTTCATGTGAACCTTTAGTTTCCGTTGATTATGTTGGGAGTAGTTTTTCAAGTGTGATTGATTGTTTATCCACAAATGTTATTAATAAGAAGTTAATTAAACTTCTTGCGTGGTATGATAATGAGTATGGATATTGCTGTAGAGTATTGGATTTATTGCAGTTTTTGGTAAAAAAGAAAAATCCCCCTAAACCCTCATAAATAAACATCTTTTAAGTTATTGTTTTTAAAGGGTTTATGGATTTCTAGAAAAGAGTTCGTAAGTCCTTGTAAAATAAGGACTTATTTTCTCACTTTTTTAAATAGTTCCTTGACATAGACTCTGTAAAATGGTAGGCTGATAAGAACAATTAACTAGGAGATTTGCGTTATGAGTATTTGGGAAGATGAATTTGAAGATTATGAGATGGATAGGGGAGATTTTGAAGCGTGGTTAGACCATATCAATACTTCTGGTGATCCTGCTCGTGATGAAGAATTTTACAATATGGAAATGCAAAAACAACATCAATGGGAAAAACAAAATGGTAAGTATCAAGACCATGAATACGAAAAATATCTGGATGATAACATTGATGAAATGTGGGAACAAGAACAAGCAATTATGGATTCAAGGGAATATCCCGAATGGATGGTAAAGGGCCCTCGATATATAATGACTGTATCTAATAACTAAGGAAAAATTATGAGTATGTTTGCAGTATCTAAGAAATGGTTGATTAATGATTGGAGATATAATCGTTTCCGATTAATATGTGAAACTTTAGGTTCGTTAGCATTTATTAGTATTTACTTGTTAATGGCCTGGTATGGTGATGATGTTTGCATTACCACTATATTTTTAATTCAGTTGGTTGGTTCAACATTACATATTATTAATGCGTATTTAAGAGATAGTGTTAATTTGATTTTGTTGAATAGTATTGTTATTATAATTGCGTTGTTTGGTCTTGCAAAGATGCATTTGTTTAATGTTGTATAATGATAGAGGACATTACATTATGAAAAAAGTATATGATTTAATGATTTGTGATGATGGTACTACTCGAGCAGTTGAGGTAGTCAATGGTGTTATGGTTGACCCAACTAAGGGTAAACCGAAAGTAGAAGAAAAAGAAGAAAAGAAAGAAAAACCAAAGGTAAATATTCAACAAAGAATCAGGGAACAAGTTGAAGATTTTGTATCTGGTATTGAAGGTAAGATTGACGATTTTATCAATAGTGATTTTAAAATGAAATACGATTGTTATACCCATTTACAGGATATGGGTTGTAAATCAGTCCATGCAAGGAAAATGCGTGAACTGTATATGACATTGTACAATGAAAGTGTAGATGTTTTCAATGGTGAGGATGATTACTTAAATGAAGCATTTGGTCATCTTAAACCAAAGTATCAAGAAAAGATGATGCACTTCTTTGGAATTATTATTGATGATATTGATCGTCTTATTAAGAACGCAACTGCACAGAGAAAACCTAGAAAGAAAAAGGAACAATCTGCAACTCGACTTATTAAGAATTTGAAGTATCAACTGGAACATCCAGACCTTAAACTTGTTAGTATCAATGCAGAAAAGATTGTTGGTGCAAGTGAGTTATGGGTGTATAATACAAAGTATAACCGTTTGGGTGTCTATTATGCACAGAATACGGTTAGAGGTCTTAGTGTTAAAGGTTGTACGATATTACACTTTGACGAAGAAACCTCAATGCAAAAAACGGCGAGGAAACCAGATGAAGCATTGAGTAGTCTTAACAAACGATCTTTGCGGAAATCATTGAAAGAGATGAAAACGAAAGATCAATCTATGACAGGGAGAATTAACTCTCAAACTATATTATTAGGAGCTTTTTAAATGAATATGATTAAGAATTTTATTATTATTGTACAGTTTTTTATTATCTTTTCTTTGATGGTACAGAAACCAGAGAACTTAAATGTTCTTGTACATGATGCTGCTACTGCGAAGAACATGGTTATAGATGGTGCGGATTATTTGCATGAAACTTTTGATCGTGAATTCGAGGTACATACGGACGAAGAATTCAAAAAGGAACATGGAGATCAAGTTTCTATGTTAGATGACAATACTATTCAAGAATGGACATTCTATGAAAAGTAAGTTTATTCGGGCGCATTTGGAAGTTGCGAGAATATACGGTGAATTATCTACCGCAGACAGACTCAAGGTAGGTTGTATCATTGTAAAGGATGATAGGATTATTTCTATCGGATATAATGGTATGCCTTCTGGTGGTTCAAATGTTTGCGAAGAAAACAATGTTACAAAACCAGAGGTACTCCATGCGGAGGCCAATGCAATTACTAAACTTGCAAAGTCAACAGAGTCGGGTGATGATTCTTATATGTTTTGTACATATGCACCTTGCGTTGATTGTGCAAAGTTAATAATGCAATCTGGTATTAAAGAATTTCATTATGAACATAGGTATAAGAATAGTGATGGTTTGGACTTGTTACAAGAATATACCGATATTAAAATAGTGAAATACACAGATTATGAATCTAAAGTGGGGTATAGTTATGACGAAGAAGCGGGAGATATTGGTTGAGGGTTTGAAACGTAATGTTATTAAAGTAACATTTACGAAGGTAAACGGTGAAGAACGTGTTATGAATTGTACTTTGCATCAATCGGTTTTACCAGAAAAATACATTAGTGAAGATATTATTAAGAAAAAAGAAAATCCTGATGTTTTATCAGTATGGGATATTGATAAAAATGGATGGAGAAGTTTTCGTTTAGATTCTGTTAAAGAGATAAAAGTTCTTGAGGGTGTATTGACATGATTTTGCTTGATTTTTCAAATATAATAATCGGTAGTATTATGATTGCACATAAAACTAGCGATCAAGATACGGTGTCCGAAGATTTCATTCGACATTTGGTATTGAATAGTATCAGAAATTATCGTGTGAAGTATCGTGCAAAATATGGAGAAATTGTCATTTGTACCGATTTCTTATCAAGCTGGAGAAAAGATGAATTTCCGTATTATAAAGCAAATCGGAAGAAAGTGCGTGAAAAACAGCAAACTCAAGATGGTATGGATTGGAAGGAACTATTTTCCATCATTAATCAGATCATTGAGGAAATAGATGAGTATTTTCCATATAAGGTGATTTCTGTACCTCATGCTGAGGGAGATGATATTATCGCTGTTTTGAGTAAATATATTGATGAAAAGAGTATAATTATCAGTTCTGATAAGGATTTTTCGCAATTACAGAAGTTTAAAACGATAAAACAATACTCTCCTATACAAAAAAAGATGATTACTACGTCTGACCCTTATAAATACCTCAAAGAACATATTATTAGAGGTGATAAAGGAGATGGTATTCCGAACATTCTTTCAGAGGATGCTTGCATAGTTGAGGGTGTTAGACAGAAACCAATATCTAAGAAAAAGGTAGCAGTTTGGATGAATGAACCTGATATGATAAATACTGATCCTAAGTGGAAAAGGAATCAAAAGTTGATTGATTTTGAGTATATTCCCAAAGATATTGTTGATGCGATTATGAGAGAATACACTAAGACTAAAGATAAAGGGAATGGATTACCTGGCCGATTTACCTCATACTTTGTTAAGAACAAATTGAATTATTTAATGGAACATAAGGGGGATTTTATTCTATGACTGAATACATGAGTGAGATATTTGCGAGAATTAATAATGCAAAGAGTCGAAAACAGAAAAAAGAAATATTGGAATCGGTTGCGGATAATAATATTTTCAGATTTATATTACAAGGTACATTTGACCCTAGTATAGAATGGAATATTACAAAGTTACCGAAGTACACACCTAGTAATGATAAACCGATTGATCTACATGAGTTGAATTTGAATGAGTCTGTTCCTAAATGTTCTATATTTGTTAAAGGACATAAACGGTCAGAAAATATAAGTGAGTCAAAAACTAAAGAATTAGTAATACAGATATTAGAGACAATGCATGAGGACGAATCACTAATTTTTAGTGGTATGTTAAAAAAGAAAATCAAATGTAAAGGATTAACGGAAAAACTAGTTCTAGAGGTTTTCCCTGACTTATATAGAAAGGTATGAGTAATGGACATTCAAACTGTATTGAACATTCAAATTTCTAAAAGAAAGAAAACAAAGAAAAATGCAAATGTTCTTGAAGGTTTCAAACAGAAATATATAAAAGTCGAGCTTGAAGATAATGGTGTAGATCATGTCTTTGATTTAAAATGGAATGGTTTTATGTATGAAGGACAATTCCTTGATATGGTTATGACTTGTGATTATAAAGTTGAAAGAGACTTTTCCGCAGTTAAGACTAAACAAGGTAGAATTGAATCGGGTGTTCCAGTAGTTCTGGAAAGAAAGAAATCGGGATACCCTAAATAACTCTATAGGGGGGGATATGACAAAAGATAATATTGTAATTCGTACCCTGAGAGAAAACCTACATAAAAAAGAATATATAGAAACTACTAAACATCTTGTTACAAGATGGCATAACATTTTAAATCGGGAAGTATTTAATCACAGAATACATCCTTTTAAACATATAGAGATTAAAAGAAAACAAGGTTGTCATGCAGAACATATCGGGGAAACAGATGACCGTGATTATCTTTTCGGAACATTATCTATCGCAGACCGATTTGAAAACAAATCTTACTTTATCTACACACTTGCACATGAAATGGTGCATCAATGGCAATGGATGCATTTATACAAAACAGATCATGGGAGTACGTTTATGAAGTGGAAAAGTAAGTTAGAGAAATTCGAGATACCATTGGGGGTAAGTATATAATGCCTTTATACGATTATGAGTGTCAACTATGTGAACATTCTTTTGAAGAATTCCGAACTATTGCAGAGATGGATATTCCTTTGGAGAATCCTTGTCCTGATTGTAAAAAGGGAGAAGTTAAAAGAATTATAGGTTCTACCCGATTATCCGATCCTACATTATTAGAATCGTCTAAGGGTAGGGTTAAACCAACTTCCGAATTTAGGGAAGTGATGACTAGGATAAAGAAAAATCATCCTTCATCAAACTTTGAGGTAAGATAAAGATGAAAAAACTGATATTTATCGGCTTGTGTTTATTATTTTTACTAGGTAATAAACCAACTACAGCCAAGCAACATGAGACAACAGTTCCATTATCCGAGATTTTGTTATATTGTAACACACCTGATTTTATCAAGGAAATGGCGGAAAACGATTATATGTTGGGATTAGCTGCAAGTGGTGTCGTTAATGACGACAGACATAGAACTTTACTATCTATGGAAATCCTAATGAATCCTAATAATAAACAATGGGCTATTATTTTTAATTACGCAAAGGGTAATTTATCTTGCATAATCGGGGGTAATAATATAAAGTTGTTCAAGCCCAAAACCTAAAACATAAAGAAGCCTCGTTTGCAAAGTACGATCAAGGAAATGCAAGCTGAGATTTAAAGGAGCTTAGAATGTTAAACTTAAAAAGAAATATATTATGTGTATTTTTATTTCTTTACTTGGGTGTAACTAATATTTATGCAGAACATACTCATAAAACAAGTATCGTTAAGAAAATCCTTCCATCTGTAGTAGAAGTAATTGCGGAAAAGGATATGGAAAAACTTGATAAGGTTTTTACAACGAAACCGAATCAACGTCAAGGGGGATTCAAATTTAGGAATCAACCTCAACAACAACCTAATCCTAGACAACAACCGCAAAGGAGAGATGGTGATCCTAAAAAAGAACCAACACATCTTGGTTCGGGATTTGTCGTTAGTCCAACAGGTCATGTTATAACTAACGCACACGTTATAAGTAATTGTATTGATCTTTGTTTAAAGATTACAGTTGTTTTTCATAATGAGGAATCACATGAAGCAAAATTAATAAATTATGATGAAGATTCCGATATTGCACTATTAAAGATTATTGATACTACAAAGAACTTTGACTATTTAAAGTGGGGAAAGAAACCAGAATTAGGTGGTGATGTAATTGCGATTGGTTCACCTATGAATCAATCTTTTACAGTTACTACAGGAATCGTATCTTCTCTTGATCGGTTCGTTCCGATGGCCGCATCATTTGTTCCGTTCATTCAGACAGATACTGCTATAAATCCTGGCAATTCTGGTGGGCCATTATTTAATGAAAATGGAGAAGTTATTGGTATTAATACTATGATTATAACAGGTAGTGGTGGTGCAGGAGCAGGTAGTATTGGTATTGGATTTGCGATTGATGGAACGTATGCACAGTCAGTAATTGAAAAATTATATCTAGGTCATAAGATAGAAAGACCTTTTCTTGGAATCATGTATCGTCCAGTTGAAACTAAGGATTATAGAGATTCCAAACACGGTTACGGTGCATATGTACAAGAGATCGTAAAAGATAGTCCTGCTTTTGGTGTTATCAAAGTAGGTGATATTATTTTAAAAGTTGATGGTGAGGAAGTTAAATGGAAAATGCTCGCATCAATCGTTAAAATGAAAACTATCGGTGATACTTTAAAATTAGAAATCTTGAGAGATGGTATGCATATACCATTGGAAATGATATTAAAAGGTAAATAATGAATAAAAAAGTGAAGAAGAAATTTCATCATTTAAACGATATTAATGAAAATGGATATGAACCATCTATCAGAGATGAGATAGATGGAAAGAGGGTGTATATCACACCAGCTGGTGATACATACCCATCTATAACCTCAATCCTCGGCAGTCAGTCAAAGCCGGGGATTGGGGAATGGAGAAAAAGAGTTGGTGCAATAGAAGCAAATAGAATTATACAAGATTCCAGTAAATTAGGAACTGCGGTACATGATCTTTGCGAGAGGTACTTATATAATAATCTCCAACCTACCTTCCAACCAGACCATCCCGAAGCGATTGAGGTGTTTAATCGTCTTAGGTTCAAATTATCAAATATTCAAAACATATATGGGTTAGAACTTCCTTTGCATAGTGATATGTTAAAAGTTGCTGGAACTGCGGATTGCGTTGCAGAATATAACGGTGTTCTTTCAGTCATTGATTTCAAAACTTCACGCAAGTCCAAGAGAGAAGATTGGATTGAAGATTATTATATACAAACCATGTTTTATGCAGCTGCATTTTTTGAAATGACAGGTGCATTACCAGAACAAGTTGTAATATTAATTGCGGTTCGGGACTCAACTGAAGTTCAAGTTTTTACTAAACCAATTCGAGAAATTGATACTTATATGGACAAGCTTTTAACTATTATGAAAGCAAATCCACAAGTTTTACAGCAATAGTTCCTTACATTTTAGTAGTTTTTTTGGTATTCTATATTGATGATGATACTTGACAAAAAAGATTCTATTGATGTTGCGTTGAAAATAATTGATTATTTCAAGGACTTCAAACGTATTGATGATTATTTTCGTGAACGGAAAATAGAGAGAGTTAAAGACATTCCTCTACCTCTGCCTGGTATGGGTAGTATTGAGGATGAAATGTTTCAAGATTATACAATGCATCCAATGGAGATGAACTTCCAAGTATGTCAAATTCCTTTAATCAATTTCGATACCATGTTGGAAAAGACCGCATCTTTTTCACCAGACGAAAATCCTGGCAAAACATTAAAACTAGTAGTAAAGGAAACCAACACTAATACAGTCGTTGGTTTTATTCGTTTTGGTTCACCTTTAATTAATTCTAAACCTAGAAACGATTATCTTGGGGGTGTACCTGATCTGGATATATTTAACAAACGTGCGATAATGGGATTTAATATTGTTCCAGTACAACCATTTGGATTTAATTATCTAGGGGGTAAGTTACTTGCATCTATTTGTTGTTCCCATGCATCTAGAAAAATGTTAAATAAGAAATACGATACAGAGTTTTGTTTGTTTGAAACTACATCTTTATATGGAAACATAAAGGGTGGAAGTATGTATGATGGTATGAAACCTTATTTAAGATATAAGGGTGATACTGAATCAAAGTTCCTATTGACGTTAGGTGAGGAAATATACAAAGAGTTGAAGGATTGGTTTACTGATAGGAATGATGGAGAGGAATTAATACATAAGGGAGCATCTAGTAGAAAATTGAAGATGCAAACTAAAATGGTTGGTATTGTGAAATCTTCACTAAAGAAACACGATACTAAAGCATATGATATGTTTGTTAAATGCATGGAAGATGCAACTGGTGTTACTACACAAAAAAGATTTTATATGAGTGAGTATGGTTATCGTAATGTAAAGGATGTTTTGTTAGGTAAGACAGATAAGTTAGAGGTATCTGATAATTTTGAGAAGTATGAATTCGAGAATGTGATTAAGTGGTGGAAGAAATATGCAACTAAAAGATATGATAAGTTAGTTAAAGAGAATAGGTTGCGTACTAAGTTAGAAGTTTGGAATTCAAAAACCATGAAGGAGATTGATATAATAAGATGAAACAAGTAAATAAAAAACAAATTAATGAGTGGGGTGGTGATTTTTCTGATAGAAAGAATAACTTTGATGATAGTCCTGATGTTAGGGCATTTATTAAACATACTCTAAATGATACGAAATTGCAACAATATCTATTAAATTACATACCAGATGGTATAGCTTGTAAATGGCAATATCATCCAGACGATAAATATGGAATTGATGTTGCGTTGGTAGATGAAACAGGTAAAAAACATTTACTTATTGATTTAGAAAGATGGAAACAATGGGATGATGAATGGCCTGATAAGTATAAGTATATCTCTTTTCTTGCAAGAAAAAGTCATTTCTTAGAAGAAACTGTACCATTCCTTATGGTATTCATGTCGAATAGACTTAATAAACTTCTCATAGTGGATAAAGAATCAATAAAAAAATATAAGATAGTTGATAAGGATTTTGTGAAATGGGGTAAAAAGGATAAGGTAAGAAAGTTGGAATTTAGTGAAGGTAATTTATTTGGAACTAATACTACTGATCTAGAAAGAAATCTTTTCGGATGAAAATTACTATTGCAAGATTACGTTCAAACGTAAAATATAATGGGCCATTAGAAACCGTATTGGATAGTTTTTTTGAGAACTATGTAAGATGGATGAATAACAATCCACAATATGAATATGATACTTATAATGTTTCCTTTTATAGTGATGATAGACCCAAGAGAACTCCCGAATCAATTAAAGATGCAGATGTAATAGTAATCCCTAGTGATTCAGAATTTCGTTATCATGGGGAATTGCAAATGAATCCAAAAGACCTTGCGAAGTCTGAATCTCATATAGATAATATAAGACCATATTTTGAAGGTAAGAAGGTTATTATGTGGAGATCGGATAGAGGTGATACCGAAGAATTATATAGGACAGAAACTTTAAAGGGTGTTGATTTAGATTCATTTCATACTATTGATGAAATAGATTTCTCAGGAAATATTCATGGTATGAAATATCATTTTATACAGACCCTAACAAACCCTCTTGCAGATATGATGGGTAATGAAAAAACTATTGATTTTGCGTATTGGGGTAGAATGAAACACGGACACGATAGAGAAAAAACTATTCGTAAAATTTATAGGGATAAAGATATTTCCACAGTATTAGTTGGTGGATTTCCTTCTGGTGTAAAGAGACAGTCTGCATGGATTAAAGATTGGAAACAATTATATCCAATGTTGAAACCTGCTAGATGTACTTTGTGTTTTAATTGGTTAGACCCAAAAGCTACTACCTCTAGGTATCCCGAAGCTTTATCTATTGGTATGGTGCCGTTTGTTTGGAGAGATTATGATAGCAATAATACATATAACATTGATTCATGGCAAAGAGTAAATACCTTTGAGGAATTTAAGGATAAGGTCATGTCTTTGGATGATTCAAAGGTTGACGAGTATAGAGAGAATTATAAGAAAGTTTTACTTTCAGAGGATCAATATTATGAAAAGTTTAGTGAAATGATGGATGGATTTTTAAATGATTGATAGAATTTATATTCCAACTTTAGGTAGAAGTCATAATCAAATTACATTTGACAATATGACAAAGAACGCACAAGAAATAACTCGACTTGTGGTACAACCTAAAGAACAAGATTTATATCCAAATTATCCAATAATTGTTTTACCTGACAATGATATTGGAATTACTGCAACTAGACGTTGGATATATAATTACGCAAGATGTCAAAAATATGGTGTTTTTGATGATGATCTTAAATTTATTGAAAGAACACCTAATGGGGAGAAATCTAAGAAACCAGTAGATTCGGATGGTTGGGATTACCTTATAAATACTACAAGTGATTGGTTAGATGATTTCCCTTTTTCTGGATTTCGTCAAGGAAATTTGCCACCTACAGGAGTTGAGTATATAGATTCTGCTGCTGTTAATTGTGGTTTCTTTTTCAATGATAATTTATTACCAAGTGATGAAGAACTTGATTGGTCATTACCTGTATGTGAAGATATACATATGGTTTTACAGTTCTTTAAAATGGGTTTCAATAATCGTGTATGGGATCGGTTTGGGTATATAAGTAAAATATTAGTAGAGGGTGGATGTAATGAATGGAGAACTTTAGAACTTATTAATGATACACACGCAAAACTTATTGAGATGTACCCTAATTATGTTTCATGGAATGGGATTAGAGAAAACGTAATGGGTGGTGATTTTAAAAAGATTAAGATAAAATGGAAAAAGATGTTTACTGATAATCAAGGTTCTACATTAGAGAATTTTATAGGGGAATAGATATGGCAGATAAACAAGAAGTAAATATTTCAGATTATGATGAATTTGATTTTGGATTTTCAACTGTTGATGAAGCAGAGGTTGAAGAATTTGAATCAAAAGTTCGATCAAAAGTTGCGGAAGAAAGTGCAAGTATCTCAAATGATCTTGAACAAAAGATTAATAAACTTTTAGAAATAAGAAGTGGTGATACTTCTAAAGTGCAAGAATTGGAAAAGAAACGTAAGGATGACTTAATAAATGTAGAAAAGATCATTATGCCATTATTGAGGAATCTACAAAAGAATCCTGACGACATCTATATAAAATGGCCAAATAGGAAGGATGTAATCGAAAAACAAATAAAAAAGATTGTCGCAATTACTAGGAGTTAATCTTATGGACTTTGTAACTATTACTAATGATGCAGATTTACAAGTGAAAACTTTGTTAAATTCGTTACCTGATGATGTTGGGTTACGACTCGCAGTAAAAGGTGGTGGTTGTTCGGGTTTGTCTTATGATTTACAATTTGGTAATGAAGAAGAAAATGATACTATCTTGGAAAAGGATGGTTATAGTGTTTACATAGATCAAAAGAGTATGATCTATCTTAAAGGAATGTCCTTAGACTTTGATTCAAGTTTACAAGGAAAGGGTTTTGTTTTTGTTAATCCCAATGCAACTCAAACTTGTGGTTGTGGGGAGAGTTTTTCAATGACTTAAATAAGGAGTTTATTATGTCTATTTTATTAATGATTGTTGGATTGACGTTTGGTTCTTATTTAATCGAACCAGACTTGTTTAAAGAAGAAACCTATGTTGCAATATCTAAACATGAAACATTAAAACAATGTAAAGTAGTACAAAAAGAAAAACAAATATGTGTTGGTGATGAACCATCCTTTTTATATGTAAGGAGTGAATGATGATATATAAAAATTATGTTGGTGGTGTGTGGGTTGAGAGTGCAACTGGAAAAACTTTTGAAAATAAAGACCCTGCACACAAAGACAATGTTATTGCAGAATTTCAAGACTCTGCAAAGGTGGATGTTGATCGTGCGGTTGAATCCGCACATGACTCATTACGGATGTGGAAAAACACACCCGCCCCTAAACGTGGGGAAATCTTATATAAAGCTTCAGAACTACTTATTCGGGATAAAGAGTGTATTGCAAAACAAATGACTCAAGAAATGGGTAAACCTCTTGCAGAGACTAGAGGTGATGTTCAAGAAGCAATCGACATGGGGTTCTATGCGGCGGGCGAAGGTAGAAGAATGGCAGGTGAAGTAGTTCCTTCCGAATTAGAAAATAAATGGTGTATGTCTCGAAAAGAACCGATTGGAGTTATCGGTGCAATTACGCCATGGAACTTCCCTATCGCAATACCATCATGGAAAGCTTTTCCCGCTTTAGTTGCTGGGAATACAATGGTTATTAAACCTGCTGAAGATACGCCTTGGTCAGTAATCAAACTTGCAGAGATTTTCCATGAAGCTGGATTACCTGCTGGAGTTTTCAATGTTGTAACTGGATATGGCCCAACTGCTGGTGAACCTCTACTTACTAACGATAAAGTAAAAATGATTTCTTTTACAGGATCAACTGCAACTGGAAAGATTGTTGCGACAACTTGTGCATCTCACATGAAACCGTACTCACTTGAAATGGGTGGGAAAAATGGTATCGTTATTATGGATGATGCAGATATTGATCTTGCAGTAGAAGGGGTTGTATGGGGTGCGTTTGGTACTACTGGTCAACGGTGTACTGCGTGTTCTAGAGTAATGGTACATGAAAACGTGCATGATGAGTTTATAGAGAGGTTAGTATGGCAAACTAAACATTTATCTCTTGGTGATGGTACTAAAGAAAAGACAGACGTAGGGCCATTAATCAACGTAAAAGCTTTAAACAAGGTAAACTTGTACGTTGAAGAAGCAAAATCAAGAGGACTTGAACCACTAATAGGTGGTACAACTTGTTTACAACCTAATGAAGATTGTGATGGATGGTTTTATGAACCAACTGTTTTTGATAATGTAGATATTAATGACAAATTGATGCAAGAAGAAATATTCGGCCCTGTTGTTTGTGTTACGACATTTAGTAATACAAACGAAGGTATTTGGATGGTTAATAATACTGGTTACGGATTATCTAGTGCATTATATTCTAGTGATGTTAATACTGCATTTCGTTTTTTCAATGAAGTAGAAACAGGAATGGTTTATGTTAATGCATCAACGATTGGTGCAGAAATTCAGTTACCTTTTGGTGGTATTAAAGGAACTGGTAATGGCCATAGAGATGCTGGTAGTTCTATGATTGATAACTGTACAGAGTGGAAATCATGCATGGTTGACTACTCTGGTAAAGTGCAAAAAGCACAAATAGATCACTAAGGAGAAAAAAATGGCAACAATAATTACTGACGAATGTATTAATTGTGCAGTATGCGAACCCGAATGTCCTAATGAAGCAATTTCAGAGGGAGAGGATTTTTATGAAATAGACCCTGAGTTGTGTACAGAATGTGTCGGATTTCATGGGGAAGAAGCTTGTCAAGAGGTATGTCCTGTTGACTGTTGTATACCTGATGAGGATATAGTAGAAACGGAAGAAGTTTTATTAGCAAGAGCTATTGCGTTACATCCAGATCAGGAGTTTCCGAAAATAGAAGAATTGAATGAAACAACATCAATATTTCATAATCCTAATAGAAAGAACGCAAACTTGTAATGTTCTTTAAAACTATTATAATTGTATTGATGTTGTCGGGTGGCAAAGCTTATGTTGATGTTCCATACAAGGGTTATCCTGATATTAAAGCTTTATTTTTGAACGAATATCATTGTGAAGAAGTTAAAACTAACAACGAACAATGTGTTCGTATCAATAAAGAATATGTAGGTTTAATAGAAAGGAAATAAAATGACTGATTATTATTTAGATAATCCTGACCATCCTTTGAATGGAAAGTTCCGTTCTGAAAAGGATTGGGGAACTGATATTTTTGCAATTAATTTTAATTTACCAGAAGAAACTAGGTATAGTTTAATTAAAACTATTGCGAAACACGCATATCAGGAATATGATGATTATAGACCTGATGGTAGGAATAGTGGATATTCCAGTAGACATCATTATAATATGTTTGGAACGCCTGAATGGAAAAGTGATGTTAACGATTATAAAGAAATTGCGAATGAGTTAATTCGTTATTATGTTGCAAATGCTTGGGATGTTGAAGATGTTGAGAATATGGTTATAAAAGCTAAATGTTTTGGTAATATTCAAACATACGGTCAACGTACTTATCCACACTATCATCATGGTTTTGATGGTGTTTTGATAACTTATCTTACAGTTGGTGAAGAATTTACAATTAGTAAGGAATGTATGGATAATGGTGATTGGGATAATTTTGTAGGTGTTTTAGAAAAACCCGAAATAAAAGAAGGTTATGCAAGTATTAATGTGAATGATATGATGAACGCACAAACATTTAGACCCCCAAGTACACATCCTAAAGAATTTGAAAAAGGTGGAAATATGTTGTTACTAGACCCACTATCTAGGTCATATCCCTATAATAGAAAAGCAAGAGCAATTACACCAGAAAACGGATTGAGTGTATTACATCCAGGCTATTTGTACCATGAATCGAATACTTATACTGGTGCTGGGATTCGTGTAGCAATTATTATTAATTTTAATGTACACAATAGTTCCGCAGACTCATTGACTGACTTATGAACACAAATTTGATTAAACTTTTTCCTACAACGATTTCGATAACAGAAAACTTTTTAACGAATGATGAGTTAGAATTTCTTTTGAAAGTGGTGAGAGATTTAGAGACTGATAAACATGAGGTAATATTAGGAAAAGGTGTTTCAAGTAATACTGTTAAAGATTATTTTCCATTTGATCGTGGGGTGAAAGATAAGTTAGTAGAAAAAATAAATGAGTATACAGATACTATGGGTTTGTATAGAGTGTCGATAGATAATTCTTGGTTTAATATACAATACCCTGATAGTCATTTAGAGATTCACAATCATCCAAATTCAAAAGTTTCTGGTGCATTGTACTTGAAGATTGATGAAAAAAGTAGTGAACTTGTTTTCCATGATGCACATCCATATCATACTTGGAGAGAACATACTACCAATAATAATTATAATGGTGATAAGTGTTCAATAAAACCAAGTGTCGGTATGTTAGTTTTATTTCCATCTTGGTTAAAACATTCGAGTAATATTAATAAATCTAGTGAAAGAATTGTTGTTAGTTTTAATACAAATGATTTGGACTTGCCATTAGTTCAATATAGAACTTTACCTGGCGAAAGAATGAAAACTAAGAATTTTCAAAAATGATTTGCCCTCGTAGCTCAGTTGATAGAGCACCTGATTTGTAATCAGGATGTCGGGAGTTTGAACCTCTCCGAGGGCTCCAAAAAGGAGAAAAAATGAAAGTTAATCATGTAACCCATACACCACAGTCTTTTAATTCTCTACACGGTAAACAATATCCTAGACCATACGATAATGTAATGTTATATTGTCGTTATTGTCAAACAAGGATAGAGATTAAAGTTTATCACCCTACCGCACAACTGGAACATTACCAGTTAATCAACCTACCAGAAAGAATTGCAAAACATATGGAAGATCGTAAGGTACATTGTAAAACTTGTGATAAGGATTTTCTTCTTGAGAAACAACATAAGGAAGAAAAGTTTGACTTTCATTTAAAATTAGACTGTTCTAATATGTCGGGTGGAATGGAAGAATGGTACGAAGATTCTATTCCAAAATACTCTAATGATACTTACGCATGATAAAATCTTTCTTTGCAAGTAAAAAATGGGCATTATGGGCATATGGTGGTTTATTGTTCATATTGGTATCTATGTGGGCACAAGTATCACTTACTGTTGCAATCAATGAATGGTATGGTGGGTTCTATGATCTCATGCAAAAGTCAGGTGAGTATGTTAATAACCCACAAGTCGGGATAGATTTATTTTATGAAAGGTTAATATCATTTGACCTAGAGGATAAGTCATTCTTTATGCTTGCAATGCCATTCATGCTTATTCAAACTTTTACTGATTATTTTATAAGATGGTATGGTTTACGCTGGAGAGAATCTTTGACATTTTACTATATGCCACAATGGATGAATGTTGAGGAAGAAATTGAAGGTGCATCACAGAGAATACAAGAAGATATAAAACGATTCATAATGATACTAGAAAATCTTGGTGTCAACCTTATTCGTACTGTAATGGTTTTGATTGCATTTATTCCTTTGTTGCATGGATTAAGTGAAAAAGTAATTATTCCTTATTATGGGAGATTTGACGGAAGTTTGGTTTGGATTGCATTTGGAATATCCATTGGTGGATTGATTATTACATGGATTGTGGGTTCAAAACTCCCAGGCCTTGAATATAACAATCAGAAGGTTGAAGCTGCATTTCGTAAAGAATTGGTATTTGCAGAGGATGATAAAAAGAATTACGCAAAACCTGATACGATACTGGAATTGTTTACTGGTATCAGAATTAATTATCAGAGACTATTTAATCATTATGGATATACCGAAGGATGGATAAATGCATATAATCAATTTATGGTTATAGTTCCTTACCTATTAGTTGGTTCGGGATTGTTTACAAAATTAATTACACTTGGGGTTGTAGTTCAAGTTTCTAATGCGTTTGGTAAAGTACATGAAGGACTCGCATTTTTCCTGTTTCGTTGGGTTTTGATAACTGAATTCCGATCCATATATAAGAGATTATCCGAATTTGAGGGGAATTTAAGACGATTTAAGACCAAATAATGGCGTGGCGAATACCCTAGTAAGGCATTAATAATTTAACCTCAAATCGACTCTGAGAGAGTCAAAAAGTCCTTTAGAATCAATAACTTATAACCCATTGATTTTAAAGGATTTAACTTTTCCTTACATTCCTGACCTTTTTTTGGTATATTATTAACAGAATATTAAAATTGGAGCAAATTATGGAATCTATTTTTAAGATGATTACTGGAATATTCTTTGTAACATTTGTACTTTGTTATTTCCTTGCGGCTGTATTTGCACCATTTGGTATTGTTTGGTTAGTCCTTGCACATTAATAAGTGGAGTTGAAAAATGAAGAAACTTTTTAAAGTTGGGAAGGAATACTTTGAAAAAAAGTCTGATGCAAAATTAT